GTTCTGCTCAAACCGCCAATCATATGAATGAGTCCAAAGCCATAAAATCCTAGTCCTGGCAGAAATTTGAAGTGGACAAAATATTGAACTTTATTTCTTAATGGATCATTGGGCGCATAGTTTCGTCTTATCGACAAAACCTTTTGACTACCTTCTTCGACTGTAACGACGTAAGGTAATTTTATTCCTGTTGGTTCACCATTTTGACCAACATCTTCGAAGCCTTCTAAATCTAAATTAACATGACACTCTAAAAGAGTATACATGCTTTCTGTTCTTGTAGATTTAGACGTTCCTTCTAATTCTCTTTTCTTATCAGATACCTTATCAGCATTTACAGCTGATAAAGGTTTAGATAATTCTATATCAGTATAGAAACCTGCTACTTGTTGTTTTCTTAAATCATTTTCAGAAATTTTTACAACGTGGACCACCGCTTCCGCATCATCTAATGAGGTAGCTGTATACGGAACTACGAGGTCGTCTGCAGGGATAAACTTTGAAACAGCTCTTCCTAAAAGATCATCATAATAGACTTTCTTAAAAGTTGAGCCGCTCAAAGGTAGATGGAATAACATTTGATCAAACTCTGGTTCATATTCTTTCATCTGATCCATAAGTTGATAATTCATAAAATCTTTAACTCTTTGTGATTGAGCTTCTTTAGCAGGATTGGATAAACCCATAACTTGAGTTCTAACAGGTCCATCTGCTGGTAATAATTCTTTATAAGCTAGAGCTTGAAACTGTGTAACAGCTTCAGCTAAAACTGGGTGTGTTGCACCACTTGCTCCTTGAAATGGTTCGTTACGATTATCGTATTTAAATCCTAAAAGATCTAAACCATTTGTGTAAGATTGTTCCCAATCTTTTCTAGACATTTTATAGTCTGTGAAATTTCCTCTAAGTTGAATTCCTATCGGGTCTAAAACTTCTTCTGGTAAAATATCTGCTAGGTTATCAAAGTGCGTGTTTGACTGAGCTTGGTTCACGGCACTTGGTTCGAAATTTACTGTAGCACCACCTTCTTCGTCAGGTGTTACTTCTACTGGTTGTCTTTGTTGTGCTTCCGTAATGTCAACATCCGTTGGTGCTTGTGCACCAGGAATTTTTACTTCGTGTCTAACATTCGGGAGTGCTTTATCTATATCTGCCATTTATACTCCTAGAGTTTTCTACCATTATTATACAAAGAAGGCAACCCTCCAGATTGAGGACCTCCTGTTGGCGGTAATGCATTTGGTTTACGTATTGCAGCTATACCACCACCCATATAACCTGCTCTGCCGCCGTCTGAATATATTTGTGCTCTAAATCTACCTTCATCAACTGCCGCTATTTGTTCTGGTGATACACTTGGTCCATAAAGAGGATGAACATATTCATCATATAAAAATGATTGATCTTTCATTTCTTTTGGACCTGTTTTTGCAAAAGGCTCAAATACAGGTATTAGATGAGGTGCATATTTTAAACTCTCTCTCATTAATTTCTTTTTTCTATTGGCTTGTTTCATCGCTACTAATTTTCTTGTGTAGTCTAAATCTTTCCAAGACTTATCAGGATCTTTAAGTGATCCATAAACTTTACCTGATCTATCTAGTATTTTATTATATCTATCAACAGCAGGTCCATAAAAAGGATGTTTTCCTGTTTTTTCCTGTTCACTTGAAATAGTAAATTTAGGATACATCCACCCCATGTTTTTATACATATCAGGAATAGCATCCACTTCTTTTTGATAAGATATGTCTGCCGCACTTTTCTTTTCTGGTTTTAATACCTGATCTTCCATAAATTTAAGTTGTCTTTGTGACATAAAATACTGTTTATCTAAATCTTCTAATTCTTTCCATTTTTGGAATTCACCAAAATCTTCGTCTGTGAATCCTGCTTTTTTATAAACATTTTTAAAATTTTTTTCATCTGCCTTTAATACAGATTCAGGTAAAAACCATAATGTTTCGTCTAAAGCTTGAAGTGGAGTTTTTCCTTGTCCTAATGCATATACGCCAAAAGCTGAATCTATTGTTGCTATACTTCCAATCCATCCAAAAGGACCTAATTCTTTTTTAGCCCAACCCGATACTCCTCTTAATGCACCTTTAACCAAACCAGGTTTATTTATAATTTTAACTGCATCTTTATTTCTTTTTATAGCTTCCATAAATCCGTTTGGATCTCTTTCAGCAAATTTAGCTCCACATACAACTCCCTTACCCTTTGATAATTTATCATTACAAATTTTAATATTATTCTTTTCAAGAATCTTATTTAAAACTTTAGTTGTTCCTATTTGTCTATTCAATCTTCTTCCTTCTTCAGTGGATAAATCTACATTCTTAGTGAGTTCTTTAGCAGCTGTTTTAAAGACTGATTCTGATGTTGGAACATCTCCAACATATCGACTACCAACTTTTGTTGTTATTCCTCCCCATTCACTAGATAACTTTTCAAGAGATTTTTTATATTTGTCTGTTGCTGTTTTTATTTTATTTGGATTGCCTCCCGCCTTTTTAATATCCGCCCTATAAGTTCTAGTTAATGCTTCCTGCGCTAGATTAGCGTCTTTATAAACATTTTGAACATTATAGACATTCGTTGAAACACCTTCTGGATGGTGTACATGACTTAAACTAAAACCAGGTCTTTTATCTGTATACCACTGAGTAAGTTCTTTTTTTGTAGGTTCTCTTTTTAAAATAGAAGTTAATTCATCTTTTAATACCTTTTCTTGAAACATAGTTCCAAATCTCGTTCCATCAATATCTATATTTCTAACTATCGTCTGGTCGTCATATGCTTTCATTGATTTTTGAAAAAAACCTTGGTAGTGAGCATTATCAACTTGTTTTCTAAGACTTCCTTTTGTATCGTTCCAAGAAAAAGTTTTTCCAACAGTATTATCTTTAAATTTAACTGCTTTCCAAGCAGGTACTGTTGTACCATTTTTTAATTTTATTTCTTTTTTCCAATTAATATTACCATCTGCATCTCTAGGTAATTCGTCGTCTAAAGCAGATAAATCATAGGTAATTTGTTTAGAGCCACCATTTGCCGCTCTATTAAAATTATACCAAAGAGTAGATTCTTTATCCGGTGTTCTTGGAAAACTTCCTCCCCAATTTTTACTATGAATTATTTTAGATGCTTCACTTAATATTTGTGAATCAGTAGGCTTACCTTTTAAAAAAAATTTTCCTCCTTTGGCATTTCTAATTATCTCTTTTGCCTCATCAATACTTCTAAATGTATTAGGACCTAAAGTTCCAAGATCTAACCTTTGTTTTATTCTATGGGCCATTGTTAAGTTCCATTTATTGCCCTGTAAAGTAGTATAACCCTTTTCATTTAAAAGCTCTGCAAAAGCTTTATCGGTTAATTGTGAATTTTCTAATCTTAATTTTTTAAAGTCTATATTATTTAATTGATTGGGGTATACTTGGCTTCTAATAGTTTCATGCCGTTCGATCATTTTTTTAAAATTTTCAGGTGTATAAACCAAATCATTTTGAATTCTTTTTTTATCTTTTTCAACAATGCTTCTTATTATATAACCATCTTCTACACCACTAGCTTTTGTTAAAGTTAAACCACCTTTATATCCCCTTTCCTGTGTATGATTTTTAAGAAGTTTCCTAACTTTTTCTGCTTGTTTTTCTGAAAGAGGAGTTCCTGTCCTAGAAACACCTGGGGGTTTATTCGTATACCAAGTTCCAAATTGATTTTCAATTTTATGTTTATATTTGCCTTTAGGTTTTTTATATAATTTATGTTTTTTTTTATAATAAGGCATCTCTGAATCCCTTCCATTATACCCAGGTCTCGATCCATCAACCGATGGTGTTACTAGTTGGCCTTGACTGTATGTGTTCCGTGGTCCTTGAGCCATGGACCCTGTGCCTTCGTACATGTCTTTAACTTGTTCTATGTAATCTAAAATATTTCTCATTCGCCTAACATTCCTGCAAGTCCGCCTGATGCGTTTGGTTTACGGTATTTAGTTTTAAATCTTTTAAGTTCCAATTTCTGATTGACATCATCTACTACTTTTTGAATTTTAGCATGTCCTTTAGGATCAGTTTCTTTCATGAATTTTGTAAATTCTTCAGCGATGTTTGGATCAGAAATATCTATCGTTCCAGTTTTTTTAATACCTTCTAAAGTTTTTGTAGGCTTGGAAGCTCTTTTCAATTGAAGCATTTTAGCTAAATCTTTCTGTACAACATTTACAACCGCTCCATAAATTTCCATTTGAGTTCTTTGATCTAAATCATCATAAAGTTTATTACCAAAAGCTTTTGGATTATTTTCAACTAAAGCTTCTGATGCCATTTGTGCATCCATTTTATAATCTCCTGATGAAAAAATATCATCTACTGCTGCTCTGAGTTTATCTGGATCTTCCCAGGTTTTAAGTTTTTTTGCTGCTGCTTTCGCCTTTTTCGCTAACTCGATCTCTGCAACTAGATCCGCTTCTGCTCTAAAGTCAAAATCTGGTGAAAAAGGATCAGCTTTTGATCCACCAAGATCATCCCACTTTGACAATTCGTCTCCTGTAAATTCTTTAATTTGTTCCTCCTTTAACTTCGCCGCTTTCTCTCTTTCAATAAAATCAGCATGTGCTCTTCTCAATCCTGTTTTTTCAGCCATGGGTTTTGATAGTTCACCTTTTTTAATGATGTCTTGACCGAATTTCTTTTTTAAATAAGCTATCCCCTCGTCTAATTTGCTTAATACGAACTTGCCTTTTTTAAATGGAACACGGCCGCCTGATGCAAAATCAGGATCTGGTGGGTCTGGTAAAAGCTGATCTTGTTCACCTAAATCATTATTTATTTCATTAACTCGTTTTTGTTTTTGTTTAGCTATTTTTAATTCTTGTTTGGTTAAATTTTTACCAGTTGCAAACTGCTTCAAGGCACTTGTATCACTGTATAAATCATCAACTTTGTTTACTACATTACTGCCTTCCATAGTTATATCTTTATAGTCACCTGTTGTGCCGTGTGGCCACGCTTCTTCTGCTGAAAATGTAGGTTTTGTTTTTTGAGCTTTATTTGGTAGCCAAGGACCCTTTGGATCTTTAGGATTCATATGCTGTGCTAACATTGGTTCTATTTCTTCAGCTGCTTTATATTCTAAGTGAACTGCATCATCAACACCACCCATATTGTCCGCTGATTGATATTCAACTCTAATAGTTTGATTATCTACATCCTGTATAACATTTACTCTATGATTTTCGCCTAATTTTTTAGAATGAATTATTTGTCTTTCAGCAAATGCTCCACCTTCATTAACTGGTAGTTTACTTATATCCTTACCTTCTTTAATAACTCTATTTACAAGGGGCTTGAACCATGATGGCATGCCGTCTGCATTTTTAATTGGGACTGAAGTTAGGTCTTTTACTGCAGCTGATTTACTACCTTTTAACAAACCAAATAATCCAGTTTTAGCAGCGCCAACTCCTGCAGCTCCTGCTCCCATCGCTTGTAAAAATAATCTTCTTGCTGCATTGAATCCACCAGCACCAAATGGCACTCTTCCACCTTCTGCTAAGTTTGGAATTTCTCCTGCTTGTAGTAATTTTATAAGATGAAGCCATTCGTCAGGATCTAACTCATCAAAATCAAAAGGTAATAATCCACCTTCTATAACATCACTTGGAGTTTTACCACCAGATAATGGCACTCTTCCACCATCTGCTTTTTTATTAATTCTTAAAATAATTTCTTTAATCTCATCATCTTCATAACCTTGTTCTCTACCTATTCTTACAATATTCTCTAAAGCAAAAGATTTAAATTTATTACTGTCTTCAATACCTTCACCTTTTTGTCTGGCAAATTGAGACCACCTGTCTACAACAGATTCAAATTCTGAATCGTCTTTTGTTATAACAGGTCCACCAACTTCAGTATGAAATAAACCCTGAAATGGTTTTGCTTTTGGTAGTACCATGTTTCCCGAATCAAAAGGTACTCTATGATTCTCGTCCGCGTATGTTGGTTCACCTAACATGCCTGCGATACCTCCGCCTGCTTTTCGTTCTTTTGGCATATGTTTTTTAATTTGTACTTCAAACATTTCTAAAACTTCTTTTTGATCATCTTTACCCAAAGAATTAAATTCTGCATTTTTTCTACCAATAAAATCGCTTACTTGTTTTTGATTTTGTGACCAATGATTTAATTTAGATTGTGTACTAAAACCTTGTTTAATTCTTGTAGGACTAGCAAAAGTTTCTGTTCTAGCAAATTCATTTACTAAAGGTTCGTCGAGTTTTGTTACATCAGCTTTTTTTCCTATAGTAGGTCTATCCTTAGTCCAGTCTGTAATTTTATCTTTTGGGAATTCGATAACTTCCCCTTTTCCTGCTTGTTGAGCAGCTTTAAATCTAAGCTGCAACAGCTCTAATTTGTTTGGATTCCTGCCATTAGTTCTAATGAATAATTTTATTAATTCTTTTAACATTAATAATAAACCTTTTTCCTAGGCGCTGATTTTTCTTCTACGTAGTCTTCAGGGTGCTTGATTAATCCGCCCTGCCTGAAGCGCATAACAGCCATAGTTGTTGCATCAACTAAGTCATCATGATCACCATGTGGGAATGCTGCGCATTCTTCCATGACCTCTTCTGCAAAGTTCTGATTTGGCGCCCATATCATACCTGACTCAAAAAGAGGTGCACATGTATTTACTCTAACATGTTTATCATTTCCTTTGCTCGGCGTAAAGGAAATTACTGGTATATCCATCTGTCTAAGTTCATATGTTAATGGTAGACCCGATGCTTTTGCCTCAACGATAACTGTTTCTGGATTCCAGTATTTATATTGCTCTAAAGCTTTTCTTCTTAGCTCTGGAAACTCAAAACGACCTTTTATAGCATCGAGAAGTATTAAATTGGCTCCTGAATCTTGATCTGGGTAAAATATACCCCAAGTAGTGATTGCACTAAAGTCTGCAGTCTCTTTTTTCATAAATGCGGTGTCATAACTCTGAATTACATGTTGTAGAGGAGGTATGCTGTCTTTATCCCATTTACGCCACCATTCCCGCTTT